ATCAGGTGTAGTAGTTGACACCAAGGGTTACAACAAATTGTTCTTGACCACTGCATCTAATCTTGCTACGACAGGCGAAGATGAACTTGGCGAAGAGTTCATTGGTGCAAACAAAAACAGAGTGACTGCCGCTTTCAAAAGAAATCAGAAAGGCAAGTCAACATCAAGATTTCTAACTAACGAATTTATAAAGGAGATTGCATAATGGAAATGATAGGTACTATTAATATTGATAAATTTCAAGACGCCATACAACAGGTCGGTAAAGGACCTTGCGTAAAGTTTGATTGCCCTAGGCAAAAGGCTTGTGGCGAAGAAGAGGTTGAATGTAAGGCATTTAGGTTTTGGGTTAACAACGACTCATACACCACAATGAGAAAAGGTCAGAAGACCTCTATTGCAATTGACATGGAAAGATTACTAAAAGAAATTGAATAGGGTTGACAATGACCCTAACTTTTTGATAGGATAATAACTGATGAGAAATAAAACTACTTTAACGGAGACAAATTATGAGTAAGTGGACATACGACCCAACAGAGTCGATAAATCTGGGAGATAAAAATTTCCACCTGACACCTGACAGGAAAGAATTCATTCAGGCATTAAAGGAGAAATATCCGAATCAATTGCAATTCTCGAAAGAGCAGTTCAATTCATTGGGCCATTTTCCATACTGGTTGAAATCAAACAGGTACAATTTTAAAGATGGTGCTGTTTTCAATCTAACACCAATCCTTGCGATTGATAATAACGGTACGACTGTTGCAGTTTCTAAACCAGAACCTTTAACAGTTCCAAAAGTTGCACCTCAAGTTCAACAAATGCCAGTTGCCGCTGCTACTGCTTCGGTCAACATGATTGATGATAATGTAAAAATCATTCCAGAAAAAATGCCAAACTATGTACCGTTTGGTCATGCTAAAGATGTCAAGAACATAATCAAATCTAAAATGTTCTTCCCTTTCTTTGTGACTGGTCTTTCAGGTAATGGTAAAACATTAATGATTGAACAAACTTGTGCTCAATTGAATAGAGAACTCTTCAGAGTCAATATCACTATTGAGACAGACGAAGACGACCTAATGGGTGGTCACACTTTGCAGAATGGTAACATCATCTTCAGAGAAGGTCCAGTTATCAAGGCAATGAGAAAAGGCGCTGTATTACTTCTTGACGAAGTAGACTTAGGGTCTAACAAAATGATGTGTCTACAATCAGTTCTTGAGGGCAAAGGTTACCTTATCAAGAAAACTGGTGAGTGGGTCACACCGACACCAGGGTTTACTGTTGTCGCTACTGCCAACACCAAGGGCCAAGGGTCTGAAGATGGCAAGTTCATTGGTACTCAAATCATGAATGAGGCGATGCTTGAAAGATTCGCTATCACTATGCAACAAGAATATCCACCAGTGACTACTGAGAGAAATATTCTGAAACAAGAAATGGCTTTGACTGGCGATGTCGATGAAGACTTCGTTAAGAAACTAGTTGATTGGGCTGACATAATCAGAAAAACTTATTATGAAGGCGCCATTGATGATGTGATTACAACAAGAAGACTTGTTCACATTGTCAGTGCTTACAAGATGTTTGGTGACAAACTCAAGGCGATTACAATGTGTATTTCAAGATTCGATGAAGAAACTAGAAATGCTGTTCTAGACCTCTACACCAAAGTTGACGATGGTGTTCATTTAGAAAACCCTGTTGACGATTCAGAGTCTTCAGAGTATAATGATTAATATGGGTTTATTTACTAAGTCAACTAACACCAAAAGTGGTATTGACTACAAATACAATGAGGGAGAACTTCTAAAGGAGTTCTCTTCTTATGTAGACTCAACATATGACCAACACTACAGTCTGAACAAATATCAGGCAACTGAATTCATTATGGATGCAGGACACGGTGAAGGTTTCTGTATTGGGAATATTTTAAAGTATGCCCAACGATACGGCAAAAAAGGTGGGAAAAATCGTGCCGACCTTTTAAAGGTAATTCATTATGGATTCCTTGCATTGAACAATCACGATAAATTAATGCTTGAAGAAGCAGGCTATAAAGGAGACAAGAAATGAAAATTTCAAGTGAAACAAAGGCGATATTAAAAAACTTCGCTACTATTAATTCAGGTATCAAAGTTGATTCAGGTAATCAACTTAAGACGATATCTAACATGAAGAATATACTGGCAGTCGCAACGATACCAGAAACATTCGACAAGTCATTTAGTATCTACAATCTAGTAGAATTTCTAGGTGCAACAAGTCTAATGGAGAATCCAGACTTCAACTTCAACGAAGCTTCGTTGGCGATTGCAGATGCTGATACATCTCTAACATATTTCTATGCCTCAGAGGGTATGGTCACTTCACCAGAGAAGATGATTACCATGCCAGATGCAGAGATTAGTATTGACTTAACTTCTACACTTCTAACTGAATTGCAAAAGGCAGCTTCAGTATTAGGTGTAAATGATTTAGTTCTTACATCCGATGGTACTAAAATCGAGATGCAAGTGACTGATAAAAAGAACACAACTTCAAATACATTCAGTAGAACTGTAGGCGAAGGCAATGGTGCAACATTCACAATGAACTTCAAGATTGAGAACTTGAAAGTTTTAGATGGCAACTATACAGTTGCAGTATCTTCTAAAGGCATCTCACACTTTAAGAATAAAGATGTAGATTTAGAGTACTTTATTGCTTTAGAACCAGATAGTTCTTACAGCGCTTAACATATATATTATGTGTGAAACAGCGCCAGTCTCCGCTACTTTCATGGGAGTATTAGAATCTCATCATCAATGGTCTAATACACGAACACTCGGAGGGGTTTGTTCTCTTTAATTATGAATACAAATGAATTTTTATATGTAGAAAAGTATCGTCCCACTATCATTGACGATACTATACTACCAAAAGGCGTTAAGAAAACATTCAAAGAGTTTGTTTCTAATAACGAAATACCAAATCTGATGCTCTGTGGTTCACAGGGAACAGGCAAAACAACCGTCGCTAAGGCACTCTGTAATGAGTTAGGCGCTGATTTCATTGTTATCAATGGCAGTGACGAAGGCCGACTTATCGACACTTTGCGAACTAAAATCAAAAACTTTGCATCTACTGTATCTCTTGCCGGTGGTCCTAAAGTTGTCATTCTTGATGAGGCAGATTATATATCTGCTGATTCAGTTCAACCGGCATTGAGAAACTTCATAGAAGAGTTCTCAAGTAATTGTAGATTTATCTTTACATGTAATTACAAGAATAGAATCATTGCACCTCTACATAGTAGATGTACTGTAATCGATTTTTCTATACCTAAGAGTGAGAAACAAAAACTCGCAATGGGTGGTCTTGATAGATTAAAATCTATATGTGACAATGAGGGTATCAAGTATGATGAAAAGGTATTAGTAGAACTTATACTAAAGTTCTTTCCAGATTTCAGACGATGCATCAATGAAGTACAACGATATGGTGCAAGTGGTGTAATCGATAGTGGTCTACTAGCGACATTATCAGAAGAAAAACTTACACCTCTCATTGATATGATTGAAAAGAAAAACTGGACTGCCATGAGAAAATGGGTTGCTCAGAATTCTGATAATGATTTCAATGGTTTATATCGTAAAGTTTTCGATGCACTTGAACAAAGATTAGAACCAAGTTCTATACCTGCAGCTGTTTTGTTCATTGCTGATTATCAATACAAGGCTGCATTTGCAATGGACTCAGAAATCAACTTCACTGCATGTCTCACCGAGATTATGTCAGAGTGTAGATTTAAGTGATTGAAATACTTATATGGAGTCTAATAGTAATTACATGGTTGTCAGTAGGACTTCATGTGATAAAAGAATACATACGATTTAACGGAGAATGAAATGAGTAAGATTCAACCAATGATGAAAAAACCAAGTTTATTCAGAAGAACTGCATTTGCCCTTGTGAATGGGTGGCGAAGAGTTATGGATGTAAGATACAATCCTTTAAAGTATATACCTGACCCAAGTTTACAAACTTACTTTATGTTAGTGTTGTTTACTGTATGGTCAGTGTTTTTTGGTTTCTTGGCGGCAAACTATCTAGGTTTCT